AGCGCCAGGAGATCACCGGCTCCGACGGTTCGCCAATCCAGATCGTGATAGACCGATGACAGCGATAAGCCAGGTGAAGTTCAGCGAATTGTGCGGCTTCTACGACAAGCAGTGGGAGGCGTGCGATGTGGCTGACGAGCGTAAGTACGTGCTGTATGGCGGCAGTCGCGGGCCAGGAAAGTCGTACTGGCTTCGCTGGTATCTGGTGCGTCGTCTGATGATGTGGGCAGCTGAAGGACACCAGCACGTTCGCGTTGCGCTGTTCTGTGAGGACTATCCATCACTCAAAGACCGTCAGGTCAGCAAGATTGCACAATGGCCGCGCTGGTTGGGTGAGCTGAAGACGAGCAAGGAAGACGGGCTTGGCTTCTATCTGCTTCCTCAATTCGGTGGCGGCGGCATCCTCCTGCGCAATCTTGACGACCCGACCAAGTATCAGTCGAGCGAATGGGCCGGCATCGCCATTGACGAGCTGACCAAGAACCCCGAACGCATCTTCGACGAGCTGCGCGGCAGCCTTCGTTGGCCTGGCATCGACGACACGTTCTTCGTCAGCGCCAGCAACCCCAACGGCCGCTACTTTAAGTGGGTTAGACGCTACTGGATCGAGCGTGACCTACCCGACAACCTGGAGCCAATCGCTGACGAGTTTGCCTACGTCAAGGCGCTTCCTGCCGACAACCCGCACCTGAGCGACGACTACTGGCTGATGCTCGACACGCTCGGTCCGCGCTTGCGCCAGGCGTGGCGTGACGGCGACTGGTACGTCGCCGTCGAGGGGCTCGTCTACGACACGTTCAGCGAGGACAATGTGTCCGTAGACGAGCCCGACCCAGATCGTCCGTTTGAAATCGCGATTGACGACGGCTACATCGACCCGCGCGCCACCGTGTTCATTCAGCGCCAATCCAACCGCATCCTGGTCTTTGACGAGCTGTACCAGACGAAGACGCTGGAGGAGCAGACCATCCGCGACATCTTGGAGCGCTGTCTGTGGTGGTTTGCGCGATTGCATCCTGAGCGCGTCAACGAGCTGCGCGACGATGACGAGTGGTTGGGCGGTGACGAGGTGGGGGCGTTATCGCTGGTCGAGCTGGCTCAGTACCTGCGTGCTATCGACGCGCCCATGCCGGAGCTGGCGGCTGTATCACACGAGGCGGTGGCGCTTCAGCGGCGGCTGCGTGAGGCCGACATTCCGGCGCGCAATTGGCTGGCGACGAGGGCGGGCGGGAAGGTCTCGACGCGGCAGGAGGCGATCAAGGTGACGCGCGGCTACATCCTGGACGGGCAGGGACGGCGCGCGCTTCAGATACACGGGCGCTGCAAGAATCTGTTGGACGAGATCACGAGCGGCTATCGCAACAAGGAAGGCCCCGACGGCTTCGAGGACAAGCCGGAGGATGGGAACGATCATGCCTGCAACGCGCTAGAGAGCTGGTGCTGGCTGCGGGCGAGGAGATAGGGACTTATGTCAACGATAAGCGACATTCTGAATGACATTCACGACGGCGACATTGATGTAAAGGTCACGCTCGACAGTGAAACCGTCACGCTGGGCGCTGTGCCTGGCGCATTGCAGGGACCGGGCAATCCGACCGTGGACAGTTACTCCACAACCGACATCAACCTTGCCGCCAGTACAGCCGACCAGGAGCTTGTCGCGGCGCCCGGATCCAATAAGCAGATTTGGGTCTATGGTCTGTTTATGATGGCCGACACCGCTGCTGGCACGGTCACGCTTCAAGACGAGGACGATAGCGCACTATCCGGCACGATGGCTGTGTCCGACGAGGGCGGTTGGGTGCTGCCGATCAGCGGAAACTTCGCGATGCCGTGGATCAAGGTTTCTACCGACAAGGCGCTTGAGGCGGATACGGGTGCTTGCACTGTGGATGGCGTGCTGGCCTACGCGATTGTTGACGTGAGCTAGGGAGGGAGGCTTTGGTGTCACTGACAATGACGGGCGCGGGACCATCGGCTGTCTCTGCCGCTGCCGCCGCCCAAATCCTCGGCCTGGAATGGAATCAGAGCACCGACACCTGGACCAGGATTGACGAGGACGGCAACACCGTCTCGCCGAACCCTGACAACCATCCTACTCTAAGCGCCATCACCCGCGTCAACCTGGCGGCGGATGGTACGGTCAATGCGACCTACGGTGGCGGCTCCTACGCTGAGGATGGCACCAATGGCCGCGTGATGGCGCGGATTCCCAAATTTTGGGTCAAGACCGCTTCGCCTTCGAGCAACGTCTACCGCTGGTGGATTTCTGACATCGCCCGCACCGGCTACGACGTGCATCCAGTGTTCTTCCAGCGTGACAATGTGGGTGCGGCGGTAGACAATCTGTATGTGGGCGCGTATGAGGCGGATGGCTACGACGACGGCGGCACGTTCAAGCTGCATTCCAGGGCGGGCTACACGCCAGTGACAGGTGAGGTGAGCTATCCTGACCTACCGAACAGCGGGCATTTCGACATCGACGAAGCCGAGGACTATGCCAACAACATCGGCACCGGTTGGGGCAACGTCAACATCTGGTCGTGGGGCGCAGTCACGCTGTTACAGATGCTCGATTGGGGCAACCTGGATTCGCAAACCGAGCTTGGGCGTGGCATTGTGGATAAGGCGGCCGGTGTCAATTTCGCAGGCGAGGACACGGCTGCGTTCAATGTCAACGACAATCTGGATGCAACCCTAACCGGCGCGGGCGATGGGGGGCTGGCTGGTGAGGCTCAGGACGGGCTGCGGCCCGTGACGTGGCGCGGTGTCGAAAACTGGTGGGGCAACGCTTGGTCATTTGTCATCGGCTACAACGCGGTGGATGCCGAATACCGCATTGTGAAAAAGACTGGCTTGGCGGCAGCGACGATGGATGGCACGCTAGGCGCTGGGGATTATGACGCCAGCACGGCCGCGCCGATAACGTCAGATGGCTACATTTCCAATATTGAGTGGGAATCGCTACTGAGTCTGTTGCTCATTCCAAGCGCCACGAGCGGCGGGGACTCCAGTCATGTGCCCGACTATTTCTGGGGGCACGATGCAGGGGAAACGAATATCCTGCTGGCCGGGGCGCGCTGGAGGAATGGTTCTCAGGGCGGGGCGGCTGCGCGGAGCGCCGGGCTTGTTGCCTCGAGTTCGCATCGGTACGTTGGGGGCCGCTTAGAGTTTCTAGGGTAACAAAATTATAAGTAAATAGGTCTTATATAAGGCAAGGGTAGGCCACACCCTGCTAGCCGAGGCGAACTGGAATAATGGTTCTCAAGGCGAGGCAGCTACGCAGAACGACAAGAATGTTGCCTCGAAATCGAATCAGAACATTGGGAGCCGCTTAGAGATCAGATTGCATTTGCCCAGGAGTGTAGTCTTGAACAGTGGCTTGCCCCGCCGAGAGGCGAAACACACTACGCCGCAAAGGAGTGGTGCTAGATTGAGAGAGAAGTATGCAGGAGTTTTGGTATGAGCGAAAGCACTATTCGACCCGCACCTATTTCTGTTAGAAAGGCCAGCCACGACGACCGCGACTGGCTCTACATCTACTTGCGCTCCAACGTCAGCGAGCGCGAGGAGAGCGACGAGATAAGCGGCGAGAGTTACGTGCTCTACTCATACGATGAGCAGCACCTTCGCGTCCCGTTGCCCGAGGGCGTCGAGGTGGATGTGCCAACCGACCACGCTGAGAACCAGGACGCACTGAAAGCGCAGTTGAAGGCGCTATTCATCGACAACGCTGACTTTCGCACCGCGCTATCCGATGCGCTGGACGAGGCGCAGGTTGTGGACTGGCGGGATAGGGTGAGTGAGTGGGGTGGTGAGACTGACGTTGCGGTGGATACCGAGGACAACTGGCGTTATTGGGTTGTCGGGGAATATGTAGAGAAAGGCGACCAGCGAATCTATGCTGGCACACTTTACGAGTGTGAGCAACCGCATACGACACAGGGTGATTGGCTGCCTGACATCACACCAGCACTGTGGACGGCTATATCAGAGGGTGACGAATGGCAATCAGGCACGTCCTATGCAGAAGGCGCAGTCGTCACGCACGACGGTGACACCTGGGAGAGCCGCAGGGCCAACAACGTCTGGGAGCCGGGCACTTCGGACAGCGGCTGGCTGCGCACCGACCCGTATCCGTCAGACTGGTACTACTTGGGCGGCGAGGGCTATCCGGCAGACTGGCAGGTACATCATGAGGGCTACGTCTGGACCAACACATCCGCTGGCAACCACTGGGAGCCAGGCGTGTGGGGTTGGACGCAGGGCGAGGCGATATGAGGCTAGCTCAGTTGTTTATGGACGGGGTGAAGCTCGTAGCCGTCACGTGGGCGGAAAGTGCCAAGCAAGACCTTCCCATTCTCGGCCATTTGCCGTTGGTATTCTGCCTTGGTGGGGATATACATCTTTGGCATAAGTACCATCTGCACACCCCAAAGGTCTGGGGCGGTCGGTATGAAGTCGCCGTTAGTGATACCAGTGGCGCGATGGTCGGAGATGCTGTGGATACCGTGCCTGGAAAACAGGATGCTCTTCCCTTCGTGCTCGACGTGCTGAATCATAAGACCTCCTTTGGTCAACAGTATTATACCACAAACGTGGTCGGTTGTGGAGTGCGGCATAGCTGATGGAAACGAGATAACCAAGGCGACCTGACATGGGACTGAAACGCCAACTAGCACACACATTCGCTCGCTGGAGCAAATCGCTCTATGACCTGCATCCGGAGCTGGCCGAACGCGAGCCGCTTTTGCGCCTGCGCTCCGACGAGGTGAGCAGGTCGGGTGGCGGGTTCACGGAGGGCGCGGATCACTACGTGGCGAACGTGTGGCTCAGGCGTGCAGTGCAGGTAGTGGCGAACAATCTAGCGCCGCTTCCGCTGATGGTGCAGGATCGGCGTACCAAGGAAGCGACCTACGACCACGAGCTGATTGACCTGCTGCTCTATGTCAACGATTCGATGGATTCCATCGACCTATGGAGGCAGTGGGCCACCGATATGCTCATTGGTGGCGAGAGTGGCTTTGAGATGGTGGTCAACGGGCGCGGCGACCCGCAGGAGGTATGGCCGCGCCAGCCGCACATCTTCAGCGTGCGCGTGGCGAAGGGCGCACAAAGGCGCTACGGCGGCGTCATCAGCTACAACGTCGATGACAGCTGGGGCGAGCCATACGAGGTGCCAGCGGAGGAGTTCGTTCACTTCAAGTTCTACAACCCGAAGAATCCGTGGCGCGGCTTGTCGCCAGTCGCCGCGATCCGCATGGGCATCCTCATTGACGAGTTCGCGCGTGCCTGGGCGCGCATGTTTTTCCAAAACGCGGCGCGACCCGACCTGGCGATCATCGCGCCGCAGGGTCTGACGAAGACCGAGCGTGAGGAGATCGAGCGCAAGTTCAGCGCCAAGTTCAGCGGCATCGAGAACGCGCACCGCGTCGTGGCGCTTGAGGACGGCGTGACCGACATCAAGCCGTTCGACCACGCACCGAAGGACACCGAGTGGCTGGAGCAGCGCAAGTTCTCACGGGAGGAAATCGCCGCGATGGTGGGCGTGCCTGACGAGATTATGGGCTTCGGCCGTGACACCTACGAGAATTTCCAGACTGCGATGATCATGCTCTGGACGCTGACCATCGTGCCGATTGCGCAGTCCCGCGACGCCACGCTGACCGAGTGGGCCAAGCGCAACGGGATGCTTGAGCGTAACGAGCAGCTTGTGACCGATTTCTCTGACGTGACTGAGCTGCAGGAGGACCGGTCGCAGAAGGTGGACGACTTTGGCAAGTTAGTCGATCACACCGTGCCGCCGAATAAAGCCGCCCAGTTCGTCGGCCTGGCGATTGACGACATTCCGGGCGGTGACAGCGGCTATCGCTCGATAACGATGGTGCCGATCATCGGTAGTGGTGGCGGCGAGGAGCGGGCCTTGCCAGCGCCGATAGTGCGCACGAAGGAGGTGGCGTTCGGATCGCCTGAACACGCTTACATCTGGCGCAAGAAAATCAAGCGCGTTGCCGACCACGAGAACACGATGATGCGCCAGTTGGCGAAGGCGTTTCAGGCGCAGCAAAACGAGGTCAACCGGCGACTGCGCAATACCGAGGGCCACGAGCTGGGTGCCGGGCGTGCTGAGGACAAGACCAGCGCCGATGCGTTGGTGAAACAGAACATCCTCAATCTGTTCGACCCGTATCAAGAGGCTGAAAGGTGGCGCGCTGAGTTCGGGCCGCTGGTCAGCGAGGCGCTGTTAGACGTAGGGCTTGAGGAATTGCAGGACCTCGGATTGGACATCGACTTCGACCTGCGCCGTCCGGAGGTGCAGGCGGAGTTGGGCGAGATACTGGGCAAGTTTGCCAGGAAGGTAAACGACACGACCTACAACGACCTGCGCCAGGTTTTCTCGCAGGCCGAGGCCGAAGGCGCTGGCATTCCCAAGATCATGGAGATGCTTTCGTCCTACTGGGAGGGCCGCAAGTCGGAGGCGAGCCGCGAGCGCATCGCCCGCACGACGATGACGGCGGTCAACAATGCGGGCGACGAAGCGGCGTGGGGTCAGACGGAGGTGGTCATCGGCTCGCGCTGGCTGGCGGCGCTTGACGAGCGCACGAGAGAGGCGCACGTCGCGGCGCACGGCCAGGGGAGGCGCAAGGGGCAGATGTTCGACGTGGGCGGCGAGAAGTTGGCGTATCCGGGTGATCCGAACGGCTCGCCGGGCAACATCATCAACTGTTTCCTTGATCCCAAGATTCCGATCTTCACGTCCGAAGGATGGAAAGAGATCCAGCACATCGAACCCGGCGACAAGGTTCTAACGCATGAAGGACGCTTCAGGAAAGTCCTACGGTTGGCACAACCGATAACGCATAGAGGGGATGCTATTCGCATTTCCGTTGACATCTTTGGTGGGCGCAAGCAACAGAGGACTGTACTCGTCACGCCTACGCATCACTTCTTGGCTCCTGACGGCTGGAAGGCGGCCGAGGACTTC